CCTCTCAATATTCGAAATGACTTTATGAATAGCGGACCATCTGCTCCTTCTGCCGAGATACGAGATATTCAGTTCTTTGCTGCTGGAGAAGCAACGGATTATGGTTATTCATCCGCAAAGATAAAGACAGAGAATATCGAACTCAATAGAACATATAATACCACGCATCAATATACTGATCAGGCAATCAGAAACAATGCGATATTATCGACAACTCCAAATAGCGTATTCAATAATGATTTCAATGAAAATTACGAAAACACGAATATTAACTTATTCGAACAATCAAACTTAAAAGTAGATACGACCAAGAACAATGGTCATGAAGAAGTCAGTAAAATGTCAGAGGAATTGCAAAGAAAAACTCAAGTTCGTGAAAAGGAAAGAGATGATGCCTTGACAACAATGGCATTGAATCAGAGAAAACGAGGTGGAGATGAACAAGACATCATGGATATACAGAGTGTAAATGAACCACCTCAGATGCAAATGTTGTCTGGTGCAGATACATTGAGCAATAGCGGTGTTAGAAGTTTCAATAACATGACAGGTAGATCAAGCACCATCGGAACATTCATAGAAAAAATGAACAGTCCCCCGATTTGGAGGACTGTTCTTGGTTGATTTTTAAATTGTGCTGTCTTACTCTGATGCCAACTTCTGGAAGTAACTCAGAGCATCAGATTCGTCATCTACATCCTGCTCGACAGGTTTCTTGCTCTTGAGAGATGGTTTCTTTTCGACCAACTCGTCTGAAACATCCTCAGCAGTCTTGCTTGAATTTGGTGCAGTGGCACGAACATCACCACCGAGAACTTCCTGCATTCGTGTCTTAAGTTCGTCATAAGACTTGAAGTTTGATGAATCCACTAGTGGAAGAAGAGGATACTGAGACTTCCAGATCTTCTCCAACTTGGCATCATCATCAAAGAGAACCGACTGTGAATCAAACTCAGACTTGTCGTAGTTGGTGAATCCACCGACCTTACGAATCTTGATGCGGAAGTTTGCACCCTTCCAGAAATCAAATGGATTGATTGGTTCCTCATCATTGAATTCTGGTTTCATTGCTTCCTGAATCTTCTCAAAGATCTTTGTTCCGTAGCGGTATAGGAATACCTTACCCTCGTTCTGAGGATTTGCTGGATCGGAAACAACATAGATGTTTGAGGTATAAGTCAACTTACGCTTACGAATACGCGCAAGATCCTTATCTGATTCAAGACCAGAATTCCAGAGTTGGTTGTTCAGTTCACCAACTGGATCCTTTTGACCGATGGTAGTGAGAGAGTTCTCAATATACCAACCACCTGGACCTTGGAATGCATGATTGTAAACCTTTGCCCAAGGAACTTCTTCTCCATCAACTGTGGGAAGAAAACGAATGATTGCAAATCCGTTGCCAGACTTATCCTGCTCTGGTCGCCAGAAACGATCATCCTTAAACCCTTCCTTCGCCTTAGTCTGATCTTCCATCTTCTTGATGAGATCTTCCATACCAGACTTAGACTTCTTCTTCATATCATTAAAACCCATGACTTCTACTTTCCCCAAGGATCTACCTTGGTCTTGTTAAGTTGGTGGGAACTCCCCACCGCATTATTATATCATAAACTACCCTGCTGTCAAGCAAAAGGCAGTTTGTTTTTAATTTTTGGTACTGACCTGTAATTTTTGTCTCTCGCCTCTTGTTCAATTTTTTCCCGCAGGGGTTGGTTAACCAAGGAGGCAACTAGGGTATCATCGTATGAATATTCTTCCTGGAAGTGGATAACTGCTTCCAAGTATTCAACGCCCCATTCTTTTACATAATTTTCGACTCTTTTAGAAAAGTCTTCTTTTGTTATATGGAATATCATGACCCCAGTATACCTTCAAAAAACATAAGTGTCAATCCATAAGTATATATAAATGTAAAGGAAATAATATATGCCATATACTGCTGATAACATTGAGATCACAATTGCAACTGGAACCGCTGTCATTGCAACTGACTACGGTACAAGTGGAGCAGTTGGTTTTAGTGCATCGCACGCTCAGATTTCGAAACTTGCATGGGGAGATGAAACATACACTTATCGTGTAAATGAGTCTTATCCAGCACCAGTAAAACTGTATGGATCTACAGGATCTGCAATCGGAATCACAGGAACCGTATCTGGTAATGGTTATTTTAATGTAAAGACCAATCCTTCATATCCACTTGTTGTCATTGGTTCAACCTTTACCAGTGATGCAAAAGTTGGAGTCACTGGAACGATTCAAGGTATCAGCAACGGAGTCCCTGTTGGTGTTACTGGTTATGTGAATATTCTCAATACTGTTGGAATATTTGGAATTAGCGGTGCAACATCAATCGCAGTGACTGGTGGCAGAAGACTTAGTTCATCTACCGATAGCGTGTATGTGTATGGTAATGTAGGAATCAGTGGTGGTTTCCAACTTCTTGCAGGATCAGATTCTGTATCTGTATATGGACCCGCTGGATCAACCTATGTCGAGACAAATCTAAATGTTGGTGGTTCGGCACTTGGTCGTTCTGGTGATGCACTTAAGGTTGCAGTTACAAATACTGGATTTACCTTTACCGTATCTCTATCTTCTACGATTGGCGTTACAAACGACACCAGCACTTCAGCATTGAAGATCCAGGGAATCAGTGGTGGCAGGGCAGTGACCATCCAAGGCAGTCTTGCTGGCGGTGCAGTAGAAATCGGTGCATATACCGCAGTGCCTGTAGGAGTCTCTGGAACGGTTGCTATCGATGATGCAGACCTCATCACAGAGATCGACAGTCTCAAGACAAACATCGACACCGTGGCAACCAATGCGGGATATGCTCTTGATATTCTCAATCTAGTGAATTCCACTGGTTCTGGTGCAAAGGTAAATGTTGCAACAACTACTAGACCTGGTAAATTCATACATGGTCAGAAGAGTGTAACGATCACTCCAAGCATTCTTGCTACAGATCAACTTAAGGTTGGAGTAACTCTTAAATCTCCATCCACCAATTCAGCTGATATCTACATTGGAAATTCATTGGCAGTATCTCCAACAACTGGATATATTCTCAGTCCTGGTGAAATCATATTCCTAGAAATTGCAACTCTTGGTACAGTGTACATGAGAGCAGCAAGCGGAACAGCAACCCTAGCATACATCGGATCGTGATTCAAAGAAACCTTTACATATCCAACAATAAGTCTCAGATCAAGAAAGAGAAGTTAGTTCTTGTTCGCGAGGGTGTATTGTATGGTCTTCTGATAGAGAAGTACAAGTCAGAGACAACCTCTTTGAATAGAGACATAACATCCACTCCAAATTTCATATTCTATGATAACAATCAAAGATGCTTGATTGATTACACAAATCAAACAAACAAAGATATAGAAAGCAAGATCAGTTCATTCTTCGATCAGTTGGAGAATGGAGTAACATTTGAGATCTCCAATGGATCATATAATGATACCAATCTTGCATTGAATTCAGATGTCTCTGGAGTGTACACATTCAAGGGATTTTATAAGGGAATCGTGGAAACAGAAGTCAATTCCGTTACTTCATTGAACGAGACAATCAATCGTTTCGATAAGAATCGTTTTGAGGAAATTCCATACATCACTGTTACTTCTCTCAAGAATACTACTCTACAATCGATCATAAAGAATCGTTTTGGTAAGAATACAAAGAATTCATTTGATTATCTTGGAGTGAAGATAGGCGACTATGTCAAGATCACTGAAATGTCTTCACCAGCAAAGATTTCAGATATGAATGTCGATACTGATGGAAATGAATATCTTGTAGTTGACATGGATATAGATGCAGTGGATCTTACCAATCTACAGACTTCTGTTCTTGTTTATATTCCAGTAATCGATGGATATTCAACAGAACCAGATCTCACTGAAACAGAGGTTGGATCATGCATTGAATATCTCAATGGAACCTTTGTTTCATGCACAAACAATCATACACTTTCCCAATGTAGATTCAGATCTAGCGAAAGCAAGTCAATCACCAGTGAAATTACACTTGGAACTTTCTGTGCTACACCAGAGACAGATACTGCCGTACAGAAAGACACTACGACCAATCTCATTCAAATAACAAATGCACTGGTCAACAGTGTATCAAATCTGAACAATATATCTGGTCCTGTTCTCAAGAATGCAAATAGCAAGACCAGTTTCTATGGTCGTCCGTTCTGAGGCAGCAGTCAATATTTTTGTTCCATCACATTGATGATGTCGATTTGCTGAGTCGTAGAGAATGCTCTCTGTTCTTTTATCAATTCATTTGCTGTCTTCATTGCTTCAGATTCACTTTTTGCCAAGATTGCGATTGAGTGAAAGATGATTTGTTCTGCGTTGACGGTGTAGAGGTGCATAGTGACTCCTCAAATGAATTTGATATCCCGAGGAGAGATACCGAATCTATCCTGGAGACTCTTGTTGTTTACATTGAACGATTCTTTATTCTCATATAAAACAGAAAGGGTTACGGTGTCTGTTGAAACACCGTAACCCAGGATCGTGCAGTCAGATTTTGATTCTAAAAATCTCTTAGGTTTACCACTTAACTCTAAGAAGGAGTAAGTATAAGATACCTTTAGCATTCACCTTTATTTATGGATTTACTTCTTTCCACAAGGAACCTTGCAGCACTTGTTGGATTCACACTCACGAAGATCCTCGCGAAGATCACGCGCAGTATCGTCAATGTGACGGTAGACTGCATCGAAGTCGCGATAGATGTCATTGCGCTCACGATCCTTATCCTTTGGACATGGTTGTGACCAAATAGCAAGAATGAATGCAGTGAAGAGAGTGATGACTGAAGCAGCATTGAATCCTTCAATGTAACCCTGCTTGAGAGCACCTGAGCAGATGAGAGGGAACACTTGCATTGCGAGTCCTGCAAAAGCAAGTCCGATAACAAAACTACGATTCTTCATGATCTTATTTCCTTTCAGTTTGAAACAATAAAAACTATTCGCCGCACGGTAATAATAGGGATCCCAATCCCACTTATTACCCTTAATTTTAAGTTGCCATAAGAGTTTATTCGAAACTCTACGAATTGATGGTTTGTAATTAGTCATAAACATTCCTGGCTGGATTCGAACCAGCGACCATCGGTTTAGAAAACCGATGCTCTGTCCAACTGAGCTACAGGAATATGCTATAATTATAGCATGACCTTGACTGTTGTCAAGGTCAAACTGTCAGTTTTAGGTTGCTTTTCGATGGGTCGATAAGTTTCTTGCCAGGAACGACAAGATTATTGACCACCACCGTGGTAAAATGTTCTGAGAGTTCCTTCTGTGGATCTACTGTGAAAATGATATGACGATTTTCCAGCGTGATGCCATTCTCAGTGTTTGCATATGGCAACCACTTTGCAAGCAAAAGTTTACCTTCGGGAGATGGAATAAGAACGGATGGATCCTTGAGGAGAACGGTTCCATCACCGTTGTCTGTAAGATTGCAGATAATTTCCTCACCACTCAATAGACGAATAATTTTTACACTCATGATATACTCCTTTGTATAGATTGTACACACTATTTATGGTTCTGTCAAATGTCTTGTTTTGGTTTTCGCGAAGTTATGTAGGATGTGACGAAGTCAACAGCAACTTCAAGTCCCTTCAAACCAGAATAACCCATCATAAATGCCACTGCATATTTTCCTTTTTCCTGTATCGATTCGGGGGCAATATTGAGAATCAACGGTGTTATGTAATTTGCACACATTGCTCCAGCAAATATGCACGCTATGGTCTTGCTTATTTTTTGTTTTTTCTGCTTGATGGAGAGAAGCAATGCTCCAAAGAATCCCGACAGAAGGAATCCTATGTCTATTCCATGCTTTGTTAAAAAACTTTCAATTGAATTGAAACTGTTGGGTTCTGTTCCTTGCATAAAACATCCTTTACTTTATAAGAATGATCTACCATCTTGAAACTTCATCAATATGTAGTGGTCAATGCAGGAATGTATCCTATATGTATACAACAAAACCCCTTACGGGGTTTTATGGTTTATTCACGAAGTGTTGCAATGTACTTGACATTCTACTGAGACTTGAATGTGCCAACAGAATCTCATTTGAAATTTTCTGAAGTTGCTTGTTGGTTTCTCCAAGAATGATGTTCTTGTCCTGATGTGCCGTATCGTACATCTTTTCAAGTTCATTGATTTCCATGTCAAGTGGATAATGCTTCAAGCATTCTGATGCTCGCTTACGAATTTCCTTCGGAATCTTTGGAGTCTTTGTTGGATCAAGAAGATCAAACAAGAACTGACGATTCTTACGAAGAGAAATAAACCATTCATTTGGAAGTGTCATAATACCCTAACGGGGACTCGAACCCCGACTCACCGCCTTGAAAGGGCGGGGATTTAGCCAGTTAATCTATTAGGGCATGAAATACGCCGTCTTGGATTCGAACCAAGTCTTAATCGATTATAAGTCGATCTGAGGTGACCAAGACCTCCCACGGCGCGTTGAATGAATTATACCAGATCTACCACTCTTGTCAAGCCTTCATTATAAATATTCTGCATGAAAACTTTTAAAACTTTAATCTCCGAACTGTTTGATCCTGAAAAACTTTCTACTAAGGGAATCACACCACCAAGAGAATATTTGATTCCTGGATTCTCATTGGATAGAACCTACAAAACTATGGTTGGCAATGATGAAGTCATGACAAAAATTGATCATAGTTTTCTTACCAATAAATCCGACATTAAGTTTTTTGTCAATGGATCTCTTGAAAGAATGAATCCCAAGACACCATCTGATGCTTTGAAGGTTTATAATACTGTTATGCAACATATAAAGCATCATTTGGATACAGCACCAGAACCAGTCAAAGCAATCAAATACTCATACAAAGAAAACCCAGAAGGATTGAAGAAGAATGAACTTTATCAGAAATTTGGTAAAAGATTCAATATTGATCTAGAACCAAGAATTGCTTAAAGATCAATTTCTTCATCAAGTTTTGACAAATTTTGCATTGCTTCAATTTGTTCCAGTTTTGGAACAGCAATTCTCGACTTCTTGTTATTCACATGACCATTTTCATTCTTCTGAAGATAATTGCTCTTCTGACGATCATCATCGTGACCAAGACGATAATTGATCTCCTCAACACCGATGGCATTGAGAATAAGTGCCTGAGTATCTTCCGATGCAAGAAGACCTAGAATCTGAATAGAAGCAGTGCAAGCTTCATCCTCACTCATATTGAGTGGAATGTCGATGTGTAGTCTGTAAGGCATTTTCAATCCTGTAGAAATTGGCAAACTTCCGAAACCTTCACTTCGCGAATCTCACCTGATTCTGTTTTGATTCGGTACATTTCCTCACCAAATAGATCAAAGTAATATTCCATAATCTTGCAAGTTTCTTTTGTTTCCTTTAGCACATATTTGCTCATGATTTACTCCATTTTCTGAATGCCTTCGTTGTCGGTATAGTATATATCGTCAAATACTTCACGACACCAAGGCAAGCACAATTCACACGGTCTTGACATTCTAAGTTCCTGAAAACGATTGTATCTGACATTGACAAGAGTCAATTTAAGACCACGAAAGTTCTTAGGAAGTCTTCGATACGCATCCAATTCCGAATGCATCTCTTCGTATGCATATCCAATTTCCTTCGCCTTTGGATGGGTCTTGAAGCAATTTCTTCCGATTGAAAGAAGTCTGTTCTTGTGAAATATTAGTGATACATGCTTCTTTTGCCTAGGAATTTCCATGCAAAGAGGATACGCATAATTCAAAACATTATCAAGGTCTGTCATAAAACAAAATGAGGCATTTCTGCCTCACCCTGTCGAAAAAGAATTGTAATTAGCTACCGATCATGTAGCGAGTGCCATCCTTGCGGAAAGCGTAGGTACGCTCACCTGGATGGGTATCGCGCATGAAGTAACGACCAGTCTCGGTGAGACGAATCTCCCAGTTGCCGAAACGCTCAACCTGTTCGCGAATGTCGCTCATGGTTGCGCGAAGGTTCTTCACGCCGTACTTGACCTTTGCTTCACGGGCATCGATGCCCCAACCGCGAGAAAGATGATTCATGACCTGACGCTTCTTGGTGAGAGTATTGCTGGTGTTCATACGAATAAAATCCTTAAGACCCTCTGAAATTTTAGAAACCGAACTTTGTGGGTCGTTCGCTGTTCGGTTGACTGCGTATAGTATAGCAGGGATGGCAAGGATGTCAAGCCCCCTGACCGACAATCCTAAAGTTTTCTAAATAGTTCATATGATCCTTGGACCGTTTTCCCACCACATAAAAGTTAAAAATAAAGATGAGCTATTAGCTCAAACTAATACACATTCTAAAATAAATCCAACCAAGATTGGAAGCATGGGAGGAATAGATCTACATCATTATTCTGTAAATATTCCTGGAATGGAAGGAAGACCTGATAAATGGGAAGTGTCTCTTGCTCATGCTCCAAACGAAAAAGGAGAAGGGGTCACCTTGGTTGGGTTTGGTCGCAACGGAGATTATACTGGAGAGTCATCAGAATTTGCTGCAAGCGGTCCAGTGTTTTTACGAGAGGCGTTGCCCAAGATCCTAGCACACCACTATAAAACGATGAAGGCGGAAGGAAAAAATCCTACCACCTTCACTATGGGTGCAGAAGATGTAAGACCAGAAATGGTCAGAAGAAAACAGAGAGTCTACCAATCGATGTTCAGTGACTTTGAACACGATCAAAGTCCAGAGACTCATCATGTCTCAGAGATTTTCAAGCAAATGGCAGGAAAACCTCATGACATGCCAATGTTCTCATTCAGGATTCCTAGGCATCTTACGGTAGTTTAATTTCCACAATGCCTTGGCAATTGTGGTTCCAGTCTCCAATACTGCTTCTTCAGATAATTCTGGGCGAATAGCATGAAGAACCTCATGGATAACAGTATCCATCAGGTCTATTGGTTTTAGACTTCGTTTTACCCAAATTTCTGGTTTAGCATATTTGGGATCGTCGCATTCTCCACATGTATTCGGAGAAAGTTCAGTCGATTTTACAATCTTAATCTTCCAGTTTTTGTTATTGATTTTTATTGTGATTTCTTCTTCTGGAACCATTGAAGACCTCCAAGATATCTAGGCGACCAATCAATAATGATCACCTTTATCCTGAAGTGCAAGATAAAGAAAAGTAATTCCTGACACTAACAAAATAATTGCAAAAGAAATAATAGCAAATTTGATCATCAATCTGCTCCATTCTTATTGGAATCTAAAAGTTTAAAATATAGACAATCTTCTTCATCCTGATGGAGTTTGCTGAGAATCTCCCTCAGTTTGTTTCTTCTTTCTATGTAAAACTTTACTTCTGCTTCGCTTGCCATTTGATTTCTTCTTTCCAAAGATTTTATCCCAGTTATCGGACCACTTTTGGTAGTCGATAGGTCTGGGTTTATCGCCTTTTCCTGCTGAGTGTCGTCTATTGTCATTCATAATGGTTGCGGAGGGACTCGAACCCCCGAAGACTAGGTCAACAGATTTACAGTCTGTCCTCGTTGCCGCTTGAGTACACAACCTAATTTGCGTTCTTCTACAGATTGCCCGCATCCCTCTGCGAGTTCTTGCGACGAACTCGATTTTGTGCTTATGTGCGTTCTTCTGAGGTACACGCACCCCACCTAATTAAACATCTTTTCCTGTCTTGATGCTAGGAGTCTTTTCCTTGCGCTCAATCTCCTCGCGAACACGCTGAAGATCCTTCTCGCGGTCTGCCTCAAGCGAAGCGTCGATCTTGTCGAACATCTTGCCCAAATCCTTGGCACTCACGGTGCTGCCATCTGCCGCTTCCTGCGCTGCCTTATAAAAGACCTCACGCATACGAGCGTACTTCCAATGAATGTGATCTAGTTGCATAAGAACATTCATGTCCGTTGGAGTACATTGTGGAGCATTTACCATGTGCTGAAGAGCAACTTCAATCTTCTTATCGCTCAGTTCAGTGAACGGAAGCATTGGGGGAGCAGAAACAACGAATGCAGATGCGAGTACTGAGATTGCCAGTGTCATATTCATAAGTAAACTCC